CCAAATATTTATTCTTCAAAGTATAAAACTTGGGAGGTAAAAGATAGGGATAAGATGAGTCCAGAAACTTTTGTTTTTGATACGGGAACAGAAAAGTGGATAGTGCCAAAGGATTTCAAAAGTGTTGCGGAATTAAATCCTGAAAAATTTATGAGGGATTTTGGAGCAGTGCCAAGTTTAGTTTTACAACCATATGATAGAGATGCTGAAAGGATAAAGGATTTTATGGTTTTGCCTTATCCAGAAGAAAATGGGCAACTCAAAAGTTCTTTTAGAGGATTGCCTGGGGTCAATTATTATATCCACATTGACTTGGGTTATAAGCACGATGCTTGCGGATTTGCTATGGGGCATCTCAATGGCTATGATGAAAGTGAAGGAGAGTTAAAGCCAAAAGTTGCTATTGATTATATTGTTAAAATATCTGCACCACCAGAAGGGGAAGTAAGATTTAGCGATGTTAGGTCTTTGATTTACGATTTACAAGCAAGAGGATTTTATATCAAGAAAGTCACTTATGATGGTTTTCAAAGTGTTGATAGCATTCAAATACTTAAAAGCAAAGGAATAGATTCAGAGGTCTTATCTGTTGATAGAACTATGGCTCCTTATGATACAATGAAAGAAATGATTCATAGTAATAGATTTGTTAGTTGTTATTATCAGCCATTGTATGATGAATATATCAGATTGGAATTAGTTAAAGGAAAGAAAGTTGACCATCCAGCCAAAGGTAGCAAAGATGTTGCTGATGCAGTAGCAGGAGTATGCTATATGGTTGCCTCAGATACGGATAATGTAGTAAGCCATTGGAAAGATGAACCAACGAGTAGAGATGAAACAGAATTTGGTAATGTATTGGATAAACCATTTTAACGCTAAAAAAATTTGACTTTTATGAACATTGTGTTTTATAATAAACTAAAGCTAACTATAATAAAATGAAAATACCTTTTTTTAGTTCAAACAAAAAAAGTTTTCAAGAAACTGTAATCAAGAAAGATGAAGAAATTGGAGGAACAGGAACTGCTATTTTTGAAGGACAGATATCTAATACTGATTATGTTCCTGAATTAACTGGAAGCAATGCATTGGTGGTATATGATAAAATGCGAAAATCAGATGGGGTTATAGGAGCTGTTCTTCTGGCTTGCGAATTACCAATTAGGTCAGCAACTTTTTATGTTGAACCAGCAAGCGATGACCCACAAGACCAAGAAATAGCTGAATTCGTTGAGAATAACTTATTCAAAGGAATGACAGTTACTTGGGATGATTTTTTAAGACAGATATTATTGATGCTTCCTTTTGGTCATATGGTATTTGAAAAAGTTTTTACTGAAGTTGAGTATAAAGGTAATACTTATATTGGTTGGAAGAAATTTGCTCCTCGATTGCCTACTTCAATTTACAAATGGGAAACAGCAGACCATCAGCCTGGTATTACTCAAATTTTACCAGATGGTAGTCAACCTTCAATTCCAATAGAAAAGTTATTGATATTTACTTACAGAAAAGAAGGAGATAACTGGTTAGGTACTTCTCTTTTAAGAAATGCCTATCGTGCTTGGTTTTTCAAACAACATATTGAAAAAATAAATGCTATTGCAATTGAGAGACAAGGTATTGGAATACCATATGCTGAATTGCCTCCAAACCATACGCCATTAGATGTAGAAAAAGCAAAAGAAATACTTCAGAATATAAGAGCCAATGAAAAAGCTTATCTTATCAAACCTAATGGTTGGGATATTGGTTTTATTGATATGAGAGGGAATACAGTTGTTAATCCAGTTCCTACTATTGCAAGATACGATAGAGAAATAATGCTTTCAACTTTGACCCAGTTTATGGACTTGGGTTCTAACAATGTTGGTTCAAGAGCTTTAAGCACTGACCAATCAACTGCTTTTGAAAATAATTTACAAGCTATTGCTAAACAAATTTGTGATACTATAAACAATTACGCTATTAAACAATTAGTTGATTTGAATTGGGATGTCAAAGATTATCCTACTTTGAAATTTACAAAGATTGGTAGAGTGGATTATGATAAATTTGCCAGTGCATTACAAAGTTTAGCAAGTGCTGGAATATTAACTCCTTCACCTGAATTAGAGGATTATGTAAGAGATATTTTGGGTTTGCCATCAAAACAAGATGTTCTTGAACAGCCATCACCAGAAACACCTCAACCAGATGATAAGGAAGATGTAAAAGTTGCGCAAGAGCCAAAAAAATTTCAGGAATGGCATCCACCTCGTGCATTAACTTTTGCTGAAAATAAAGTTAGATGGGACGATGTTCATAGAACAATGGAACAATCAGAAAAAGAAATAGGAGTAGAATTAAGAAAAATTTTATCTAACATTCAAAGTGATTTAATTGCTCAAGTTCAAAAGATACTTTCAACTCCTGACATATCTGAAAAAAGACAAAGGGTTTTGAATTTGAATGTTAAATATCAAAGTGATTACAGGCAATTAGTTTATCGGCAATTAAAGAAAATGTTTGACTATGGAAAAGAAATTGCTGCTCACGAAATGCACAAACCTGTTCCTGCTACGCCATCTGATGATTTATTGAACTTATCCAATAGAGCAGATGCTTTGGTTGATGCAATGGAAAATGATTTGATTAAAGTCACCAAACTTGCTATAATAGATGTGTTAGAAGGAAAGAAATTTGCTGATGAAGTTCCTTTGACAAAAGCGTTAGCTCTAATTGGAAAATCAATTAAGGATAAGATTGCAACCTTGGGAGATATTACTCCGTCTATCATAGTAGGAGGAGGAGTGAACCAAGGAAGAAGAGTTTCTATGAAAGCATATTATGATGATATTTATGCTTTACAAAGAAGTGAGATATTAGATGACCATACTTGTTCTTTTTGTGCTGCAATGGATGGTAAAGTTTTAGCAAAAGATGATTCATTAACCAATGAGGATATATTTCACCCGCATTGTCGTGGAATATGGGTTGAAATAATGAACGATGAATTTCAAAAGCCTCAAATTACTGGCATTCCTGATAGCTTAAGAAATTCTTATAATGGATTAATGTAATAAAAGTTAAAATTTTTAACAACTATGCCATATACAATTCAAAATCCGCCAGACAGAATAAAAGATTTGCCGAAGCATGCCAAAGAGATTTGGATTGCTGCTTTTAATTCTGCCTTGGAGCAATATAAAGATGAAGCTAAAGCTAATATGGTAGCTTGGGCTGCTGTTAAAACAAAATATGAACAGAATAAAAAAGGAGAATGGGTATTAAAGAAAGCTTCTGAATATGCTACTTATTATCCAGTCAAAATTGAAACATTGAAATTTGAGGAAGATGATACCACAAAAGAAATTAAGATTATTCCGGTAGGAGAGTGGAATCATCCGCAATATGGTAAAATTAAAATTACTGAAAAGGATATCGCTGAATTTGTTAAAAATTTCAATGATGGTGTTAGAAACGATATACCAATTACAGAAGGACATGCTAATATGGGCGAAACCAAACCAGCAATAGGTTGGTTTAAGAAACTAATTAACAAAGGTCGAGATGGGTTATGGGCTGTCGTAGAATGGACTAACAAAGGAAGGCAGTTAATTCAGGACAAGGCATATAAATACTTTAGTCCTGAATTTTATACCATCTATGAAGACCCAGAAACTCATAAAATTAGAAAAAATGTTTTAGTAGGAGGGGCTTTGGTAAATAAGCCTTATTTTAAGGAATTGCCAGCCATAGTCCTTTCTGAAGAAACATTAAATCAAACTAATAACAAAAATATGGATTTAATGGATATCATAATTAAAACTCCTGAAAGTTTAACTGATGAAGAAAAAGCTTTCTTAAAGGAGCACAAAGATGAATTGTCTGAGGAAGCTAAAATCATTTTTGCTTCTGTGTTAGAGGAACAACCTGAACAAACAGAAACCACAGAAACAGAACCAAAGGCAGAGGAACAAAAGACGGAAACTCCAGCTACTGAAACTTCAAAGACCGAAACTCCAGTCCAAGAAGCTCCAGCTCCAGAAACAACTGAAAAAACTGCTTCTGAAAAAATTGAAGCTTCTGAAAAAGTTACAGCAGATGAAGGTAATGTTCTTATTGATAAGAAAACTCTAAAATTGTTAGAAGAAAAAGCTGAACAAGGAGTTCGTGCTATGGAGGAATTACGTAGGCAAAAATTAGAAACTTTTGCTGAATCTTTGACATTCAGTGAGCATAATTCTAATGGAGTATTTTTGCCTAAATCAAAGAACAAGGTAATGAATTTTATAATGACATTATCAGAACCACAGATAGAACAATTCAAAGAACTTGTTAGTGAATTGCCGAAGGTACAATTATTTGGTGAAATAGGGAGTGATTCTGCAATATCTGTTTCTGCAGAGGAACAATTGGATAAACTCGTCAAAGTAAAGATGAGTGAATCTAATTTAAGTTATACTCTTGCATTACAACAGGTATTAGCAGAACATCCTGAAATTGCAGAAAAAATTGCATAAAAAAGTGGAAGGAAGAATGAAGGTCGTGTTCATTCTTAAAATTAAAAAATTAAAAATACTAAAATGAGTCAAGCTTTAGGTGTATTAGATTTAACATTCGTAGCAGGAGAGGATTTAAGTAATGCTCAATATCAGTTTGTTTATGTTAGCGATAATCAAACTGTGAAATTATGCACTACTGGTTCTCTCGATGCTATTGGTGTTTTACAGAATAATCCAAAAGCAGGAGAAGAAGCTCTTGTAAGGGTTCTTGGAACCTCCAAAGTAAAGGCCGATGAGTATTCTATCGCTGCTGGGTCAAGAATAGTTTCAAGCGAGAATGCAAAAGCTGTTACAAAATCGGGTACTGGTATAGGTATCACACTTGGTATTGCTTTAGAGTCAGCAAACAATGGTAATATTTTTGAAGCTTTCTTGATTCACGATACCTTTTAATTCTTAACTAATTAAATATAAACGAGTATGAAACCTACATTACAAGATATTCGATATGACCCCATATTAGGCAATGTATCTGTCGCTTATCAAAACGAAGATTATATTGCCGAACAGATTTTACCTGTTATTCCTACTACTACCAGAACTGGAAAGTATTTCAAATATGATACTTCCAAATTCCGCAAAGAAAATAGCTTAAGGGCTATGGGAGCTCCAGCTAAAGAAGTTGATTATGGGGTTGCTTTAAGTGTTCCTTATGTTTGTTTAGACCACGCATTAAAGGAATTAGTTCCTGATGAATTAAAAGAACAAGCTCCAAATCCTTTAAATCCTGAAATTGATGCTACTGAAAATGTTACAGAAAAATTATTAGTAGAAAAAGAATACAGTTTAGCATCTTTGATGCAAGATACTAATCGTATTCCTAATAATGTTGTTTTAAGTGGTACAGATAAATGGTCAGATTATTCTAACTCTGACCCAATAAAAGATATCAAAGAAGGTAAGAAAAATATTCATTCTTTGATATTCAAAGAACCAAATACTTTAGTTCTTGGCAAAGAAGTTTATGATATTCTTTTAGACCATCCAGCAATTATTGAGAGGATTAAATATCGCACTGATGCAGCCACAACTGATATTTTAGCTCGTATCTTTGGAGTAGACAAAGTATTAGTTGGTGCCGCTGGTTATGAAGAAGCTCCAGAAGGTCAAGATTCCTCAATGAATTATATTTGGGGTAAGAATGCTTGGTTGCTTTACATTAGTCCAAAACCTGGTATCAAACAGATTAGTTTTGGTTATCATTTTCAATTTGGTAATCGAACAGTTGATAAATGGTATGATACTGATAGAGAAGGTATTTGGATTCGTGTTCATGATAATTATGCCCAAGAAATTGTTTCAACCGACGCTGCTTACTTAATTAAAGATGCAGTTGACTAAATAATGGGTTAATTGATAATCCTCTTTGGCTTTATGCCCAGGAAGGAAAGAGGATTATGATTAGGTCATTATTAGTGTTAAGGGTCGAATAATTAAAACAATAAGTTAAAACTATGGAACAAGATAAACAAAAAGAAGAGGTCAAAATTTCAATGTATGACCCTTCAATTGACGCTTATAGGGAAATATCTTTGGAGGCTGCAAAGAAATTTGTAGAATCTGCCAAAGAGGTCGAACAACAAATTAAAGAATTAGAACAAGTATGGCAAAATCAAAATTAAATGATATTGCTGGACATACAACTAAGTGGACAATTACCAAGTATGCCAGCGAAAAGGATTACAAAAATCGTAATCCATTCGAAATAGTTGATTTTGAAGGGAATATTCTTGTTAATGAGGGCATCAATTATCTTTTGACAATAATTGCTACTGATTCTAAAACAGGAACTCCTTGGAGCAATGCTAATGCTTATTTAATAGTTGGAACTGGTACAACAGCTGCATCTGCAAGTGATACTCAAGCAACCTTTACTAATGGCGTAGTTAAACCAATGGATGCAGGTTATCCAACTTATGGAACAAATCAAACCGTGACTTGGAAAGCTACTTTTGGTGCCAATGATGCCAATCAAGCTTGGAATGAATTTGGAGTGTTAAATGCAGCCACAGGTGGTAAATTACTTAATAGAAAAGTTTCTGCACAAGGAACAAAGATTTCTGGTCAAGTATGGGAATTAACTCTTTCGATTACTTTATCTTAGAAATCAATATATTGGATTTTAACTCTGCTCTTATCCTTGCGAGCAGAGATTAAAAACTAATATGATAAGTGCAGAAGGGACTGTAGCATAATTATATGGCAACTATTTCTAAATATGCCGCATATCATACAGCCATTACGACTGGTTATACTAATCCATCCAATGCTTATGCTAATGATGGTGTTTATGCTACAGCTGCTCCTGGTAAAAATGCTGAAGTATCTGCCTATTTTGGATTCCCTGCTTTTACTACAAATGAAATACCTGATGGCTCTATAATTAATTCAATAACAACTGAATTTAAGTATCACGTAAGCACTACTTCATCTATTGCCACTCAGTACTGGCAGACATTTAATGGAACAACTGCTTTAGGAACAGAACAAAGTGATACCAGTGAACCAACTTCTGATGTTATAAAAACTCATCAAGTTACTTCTGGTATTACTCTTACAGATTTAAGAAGCGATAATGTGGCAAGAATGAGATTAAGAAGTGCCAGAGGAAGTTCAAATACTGCTGTTACTTTCTACATTGATTATGTAAAGATTACAGTTGATTACAACGCTCCGCCATCAGTAGTCCTTAACTCTCCTGTTAATAATGCCACAGATGTAAGTTTAACTCCCACTCTTCAATTTACAGGAACAGACCCAGATGGAGATGAAATAGAATACGAGGTGCAGGTGGATACAGTAAATACTTTTGATGGTAGTTATAGTTGGCAGGATAGTTATCCTGAAAGCAATCAAGATAGTGATTTTAATTTTGGAACTCCTGCTGGTATGGGTGTAGTGGGTGGAATAGGACAAGCATTTACGGGTAATGGTGATACGATTAATATAGCTAAGTTTTATCTTAAAAAAGTTGGTTCTCCTTCTGGAACATTAATTGCGAGGATTTACAATATATCTGGTACTTATGGAATAAGTGCTATACCAACAGGTAATATTCTTGCAACTTCAAATAGTATTGATGCAAGCACTTTATCAACAGATTATCAGTTAATAACTTTTACTTTTCCTACTCCATATACTACTACTAATGGGACATATTATATTGTTACTTGTGAAACTTCTGTTAATTCAGATACTGATTATGTAGTTGCTGGTTATGATGGTTCTTCGCCTACCCATAGCGGTAATTTTTGCTATGAGTTTCCATATCA